TCTGCCATATGATTTAATCTATTAAATGTTGAGTGTAACCAACTATCAAGATTAGGTAATGCAGTATACATTTTATCCTCTAAGAACATTTTCTGAAATTTGTGTTTAACCATTCGTTGGATTGGATTCTCCACTATCTCTTGAATGGTTCGTTTACTATGACCAGATATATTTAAATCATCTAAATCCATTAGTTTCTTATTTAAAAGTAATTGGTCTTCTGAGTTTACTATCTGTTCACACAATTTGAATTGTTTTCTTTTAGGTTCTGCACTTTTTAATAAATCATCAATGGAATGTTTATGTGGGGAAGCAAGCCAAGGAAACATTTTTAGTAATGTTTTTATTCCTGCACCCTTGATTCCAGGTATTCCATCTGATTTATCACCATCCATTGTTCTGAATAGTAAAAAGTTTGTTGCATTGATACCATATTCATTTAGTATTCTTTCTTCATCGTACATCTTTTTCTTCGTTGGTGACCATACCTTGATTCGTTCATCTACCAACTGAAGAAAATCTTTATCGGTTGACATGATTGTACAATTATCTTTGAAACAATGTTTTGATGCATACCCAATAACATCATCTGCTTCTATATTAGGAACATTTGTTATTGTTAATGGTAAACATTCAAGATATTCAATCACTCGATTTAATTGTTGAATCATCATCTTATGTTCTTGTTCACGAGTCAAAGAAACATCTGTAAATCTATTTAACCTTAGAGACATTTTTCTTCCTGCCTTATATTCAGGAAATATCTTTCTACGGCGATTAGACCCACCTTTACCATCAAATACTATGATAGTTCGTGTAGGTCTAACCATATTTATAGTGAAAGCCAAAGACCTTAAAAAACCTACTATTCCACCAATGTGAATTCCATCCTCATTAGTAGTAGGTATTGCGGTGAACACTCTAATAAAAGTGTTCAAACCATCTATAAGTAAAACCGAGTCGTTTGGTTCACCACTATCTACTTTACCGCCAGATTTCTTAATCTCTTCAAATATTGATAAGTGTCTCTTATTAATCACCTATAACCTCATCTGTGAACTCTACATCATCAATACCAAGTTTATCTTTGTATTGTAATATAACCTTATCACAAATGATACCATAGACATAGTCTTTCAACTCATCATTACTGGCAATCAACTCTTCCCAATCCTTTGATAAAAACTTATGGTCTTTACCATTTTGGTCTGTAAGAGTGTACCATGCACCACCTGATTTAACTAACTTGTGTTCTTTCAACACAGTCAACCATGCACCATAATTATCTATACCTCTATCGAAGTACATATCATAATCGGTATGTCTTAAAGGTGGGCCTAATCTATTCTTGACAATCTGTGCTCTACACTTCATACCAAGAACATTCTTTGCCGTGTCTTTGATTTGTCCCATGTTCTTCAATCTGATTCTTGTTGAAGCATGGAATGGTAATGCTTTTCCACCACTTGTTGTCCAAGGGTCTCCAAACATAACACCTAATTTTTGTCTTAACTGATTTGTGAATACGAGAGCTATTTTCTGTCTACCAATCATCTGAGTAATCTTTCTCATTGCCTTACTAATAATGATTGCCTTAGCAGTTGCCCAACCATCTTTCTCAAAATCAGATTCCATTTCTACTTTCGTAGATGCGGCTGCAAGTGAATCAACCATAATAGTTACTAACCTATCTTTGTCTGATTCTCTAACTTTTGTTACTATTTCATCAATAGCTTCAAAGATATCCTCTACAGTCTCTAAGTGTAGATATAACATTTTGTTCATATCAACACCAATTACTTCCAAGAACTCTTGGGAAACAGATGTTTCAGTATCAATATAAACTGCCACACCACCTTTCTTCTGAGTCTCTGCAAGAATATGAGCACCAAGTAGTGATTTACCACTTGATTCTAATCCATTGATTTCTGTAATTCTACCAACTGCAATACCACCATCTGGTCTATTTGATATAGCCAAATCCAACATGGAACTACCTGTTGAGATAAAATCTTTTATATCTGTTGGTGTTGAATCACTTCCATCTAAGAAGTATGCTACCTTAGTATCTTTGAATTTTTTATTTAAACTATCGGCCAATGTTGAGGCCAATACATCATTTACTGATGCCATCCTAATCTCCTTAAGTTAATAGTGTGTAGTTAGGGAATACAATAACACCCATCTCTACTTTTGTTGTATGTTGCCACACACTATATATTATTATCTATTCAATTTACGATTTGAACAATTCGTCAAAAGCATCACCTGTATTACTTACTTTGGCAGATGAAAGTTCTGAAGTAGAAACTTCTTTTTCTTTAGTTTCTGTTTCAGTAGAATCCTCATTTGGATTCAACCATTCATTCAGCACGTCTGTAAGGTCATCATATGCTAACTCTTGATAGATTTCCTTGATGTCTTGTTGGGTTTTAACCAATTCAAGTACATCTGGTTCATCAGAAATCGATGTTTGATTAGGTTTGACACGAATGTTAGTTTTTGGAAAACTCGCACCACTTTCTTCAGCTGTGATAAATTCCACAACAACATCACGACCATTTACTGGGTCGGTGATATCACCATAATCAGGGTCTGCGATTATAGAAAGAAGTTCTTGATAAACTGTCTTTCCAAATCCCCAAAATTTCACTCCTTGTTTCTCTTCTCCTCTAACTACTACTGGTGCAAAAGTTCTCATCTTTGCTTCAAGTTTCCTTGATAGCTGATAATCTTCTTTACTACCACTTCCTTTTAGTTTCTGAGCAAACTCCTCAATTGGGTCTGGTCTACCGAAAGAAATTGGTGAAAGATATGAACGATTGTTCAGATTGTAGTGGAAAAATAATTCAATGAAAGGATTATCTTTATTGAATGCATAAGGAACGATTCTTATTTGAGTTTTACCTGGTTGTGGTTTCCAAAGACTGGAAGTACGATTGTTTGTGGTTTGTAACTGATTGAGTCGTTTTTTAATTGCGTTTAAGTCCATTACTTAATCTCCTATTTGTTTATGTTTATTTTGTATTTATTAGTGGTATCATTTATCGATACAATAATAAGTATAACCTTGATTGCTAAAAATGTAATCTTTTTTCATTATTTGTAAAAAAAAAATGGCCAGCTAGTTTTTTAAGTTTATTTATAAGTGGAAACTAAAAATCATGTGGCCATTTTTTATATTATCTAAATTTGGAAATCTTGGGGATGTGAGATTAACGATTACTCACAACTTGAAGCTCTGATTTTTTCTACCTTATACTTAACATCTTTCAGTTATGAAAGTGATTCTCAAGATGGTTAATCTCATCGAATCGAGTACAACCTCTATGCCAATACCTTAACTCTCAGAGTTTAGTTTGTTCAGTCATAAAGTGGGATTTCAGTATTACCCTTACCCACAATAAGGTCAACAGAATCGTTTCTGTTTTTTTCTTCAAGTACTTCTGATTATTGATGTCTCAACTACCGAAATGATTTACACCTAAGTAGGTTCACCACGAACTAATCATAGATTGCCTTATGAGCTTCCGAAGTATACTCATTTTTCAGCCAATCCCATACAGAGCTAATTACTCTCTGTACTTTCCGATTTCTCAATTTTCAAAAAACTCTATATCATCATTTGATATAATAATATATATATATATAAATTCTCAAAATACATTTTATTTTAATTTTTTTTCATTTTTTTTGATTTCATTGATTTTCTGTAGTATAGATACTTGAATATCTCATACTTTGCCTCAGAACCACGAACTCCTGCAACTGCTGTGATTTGTTCTACTTCAGCATATACATCTGTAACTTCTTGGATTTCTTCCCACTCATAGTTTTCCCACAAACTATCTAAGTTCAGTTCAACATCTAAGGAATCTTGTGAATATAATATTGTTAATAAACTAAGGTATATCAATCTCAATGGATATTCCCCTATGGTCAAAATCTGTACCAACCACTATACCATATTCACCAGCACCAATTCTATCTGTCCACTCTGTACGATATAGTTTCCATACATAAGTTTCT